GCGGCAGAAGGAATGGGGGTGCGATGCCGAGGAGACGGGGGAGACCGACAGACGCGGCCCGGTGTGGCGCAACCCCGCCCACCTGCCGCTGACGATCGACGGGGAGGACACCTACCGGTGCCCGCGCCGGCCGATCAAGGACGATCCGAGGTTCTGGGCGCGGCTGATGGAGTACTACGGCCACTACAAGAACGGGTTTCTGCCGGGCCCCGGAGGGCTTGACCAGCAGAGTGCGCGCGGCATGGCGCTGCTGTCGATGATGCACAGCTGCGTGCAGGAGTGCGCCAAGGAGCAGGGGGAGAACCGGGCCGCCGAGCAGCGGAGGCGCACCTAGATGCCGACGACGGAAGAGCTGCTGTTCATTCTCCGCATGCAGGACGGCATGACCGCGGTGCTGGCGGCCAGCCGTACGGAGACCGAGGCGCTCGGCCGGTCGGCGGAGGCGACGACCAGCCGCCTGACCGCCATGAAGACGGCGGCGCTCGAGGTAAGCGCTGCGGTCGGCTCGATCTTCGTGGCCTCCGAGGGCATGAATCAGACGCTCGGCATCGTCTCGACCTGGGAGCAGCAGATGCTTTCGATCGTCAAGGTGACCGGCATGTCGAAGGAGCAGATGGCCTCCTTCGGCGAGGAGTTCGACGCCATGGCGCGGCGCACGCCGCTCGCCATCCAGGGCCTGGCGGAGACCGCCGCCGCGGCCGGCGCCTTGGGCATCCACGCCACGCCCGATCTGATCAAGTTCACCGAGACGGTGGCCAAGATCGCCACCATCACCAATGTCACCGGTCAGCAGGCGGCGCAGGCGATGGCGCGCATTCAGCGCGTGTTCCACGAGCCGATCGCCGATGTCGAGCGGTTGGGCTCGGTGTTCGCCCACGTCGATGACGTGACCGCGGCGACCTCGCGTGAGCTGATCCGGCTGTCGACCGAGGTCAGCCTGGCGACGGCGGCGTTCCACATCGGCAGCACGGAAGCGATCGCCATCGCAGGCGCGCTGGGCGACATGGGTGTGCTGGCCGAGCGCGGCGGCACTGCCGTCGGCCGCACCTTCATGGCGATCGACGCCGCGGTGCGCGGCAACACCAAGCACGGGCTGGAGGACCTGACCCGGCTGCTCGGCATGAGCTCGCAGCAGCTCGCCGCTCTGTGGGGCCAGGACAAGGTCAAGGTGTTCGACCTGTTCATCCAGAAGCTCGGTGAGACGATCAAGCAGGGCAAGAACTACGGCGCGTTGCTGGCCGACCTCAATCTTGGCCAGGCGCAGACCGCCAAGAGCCTGGTGCCGCTGGCGACCAATTGGGAGGGCCTGGCGGCCAAGGAGCGCATCGCGTTCCAGGAGCTGCAGTCCGATGACTGGCTGAAGAGCCGGTTCGGCCTGTTCGCCGACGCCATGGCGCAGAAGCTGATCCTGCTCGACAACGACTGGACCCTGTTCCGCAAGGATATCGGACAGGCCATCGCGCCACAGGCCAAGACCGGCATCGACGTGCTCGCCGCCAGCATCAACCAGCTCGACCTCTGGTTCAAGGAGATGCCGCCGAACGCCCGCCGGGCAGGCGCCGACGTGGTCGCCTATGGCGGCAGCGCGCTGGCGGCGGTCGCCGGGGTGATGGCGCTGTACCGCGCGGTGAGCCTGCTGGGGCCGCTGCTGTTGGGCGGCTGGTGGGGAGTGGCGATCGCCGGCGCGGTGACGCTGGCGGGCGTTGTCGCCGACATGAGCGGGGTGTTCGGCAAGGCGGTGGAGCCGACCGACGCGCAGGCCGAAGAGCTGAACAAGCTGGGCGGCAACGCTGAGCAGGCGGCGATCGCGATCGGCAAGCTGACCGAAGCGCAGCGCGTGCAGATGTCTGCAATGAACACCGCCCTGCTGGAGCAGTCGCAGGCGGAGCTGGCCAAGCTGGAGCGCGCCATGCAGGTGGCCGGCGTCGACATGGCGAGGGCGATGTCGGACGCCATGTTCAGCACGATGTCGGCGACCGACGACCGGCTGGAGCAGGCCTACATGGCCTGGAAGAACGGCCCGCACAAAGGCATCGACGAGTACCAGCAGAACCTGGCCGAACTGTCGAAGGACCCGTCGCTGCACGACCAGGCGCTGAAGATCCTGGCGCTGACCGAGCAATGGAAGGAGGCCGCTGCCAAGGCCGCCCAGTACGGCACGGTAAGCGACCGCCTGGCGCACCCGGAGACCGCGCCGGCCGGCAAGCCCGAAGAACTGCCGACGCCGCCGACGCCGCCGACGGAAGGCAACGTGCCGGACTGGCAGTCCCGCCAGGGCGAGCAGCGGGCCAAGCAGACCGCCGAATTCATTCGCGACACCGAGGAGAAGATCGCCGCCATGCAGCGCGAGGCGACGGCGCTCAGGCTGTCCGAGGCGGCCTACAAGTCGCAGCAGCGGGCCGAAGAGGAAGCCGCCGCGGTCGATACGCTGTCCAAGCGCGGCCGCGAGCTGGAGATGTCGACCCAGCGGCTCACCGCGCTGACGACCGCCTATGCCGCCGCCCAGCACCAGCTGAACGAGGAGAAGCGCCAGCAGGACGTCGCCAACGAGGTCAAGCAGATCGATCTTAAGATGGCCTCGATGGAGAAGGAGGCGGCGGCGCTGCTGCGCGGCAAGCAGGCCTACGAGGACTACAAAAAGGCCAGCAAGCTCGACGACGACACCGAGGCGTTCGCTCGCAAGCTGCGCAACCTTGGGATGGAAGAGAGCGCCGTGCAGGCGCTGGTGGCGCGCTACCGGGAGCTGTCGGGGGCGCTGGTCGCGGCGAATGACCAGTATGCGGCCAACCAGCGCACCGAGCAGGACGTGCGCTCGCTGACGCAGGGCATCAGCAAGGACTTCGCGGAGTATTTCGAGAAGATCACCGAGGGCGGCAAACAGGCGCAGCACGCCTGGGCCGACTTGAAGGAGCAGCTGCGTAAGATGCTGCTCGACGAGGCGCTGTTCAAGCCGCTGCAGCAGCTGATGGAAGGCACCATGAACGCGCTGCTTGGTCTGGGCGGAGGCGGCAGTGGGGGCGGCGGCGCCGGCGCCGGTGGCGGGGGTGGTGGCATCGCCGGCGCCATCCTCAACAGCGTCTTCGGTGGCAAGGCTACTGGTGGCGCCGGGGGTCTTCCTGGTGGGGGTCTGCTCGGGGCACTAGCCGGCAAGGCGTACAGCGCACTGTTCAGCGGCAGCACTGATGCGGCGCCTGGTGTCGCCGGTGGCGTGCAGACGGCGACCGGCAATACCGTGCCCGAAGCGGCGTTCGATGATGTCGCGACGGCGCAGGCCGGAGTCAGCACCGGCATGCTGAGCGGCGTCGGCAGCTTCTTCAGCGGCATCGGTAACTGGCTCAGCAGCCTGTTTTCCTCGGCGCCGGCGGCCGCGGCGCACACCGGCGCCTTGATCGGGGTGGATCCCGGCACGCTGCGGATGCTCGATCGGGCGCTGCTGGCGAGCGCGCCGCGGTTCCATGACGGCCTCGATGCCGATGAGTTCGCCGCCGTTCTGCAGCGCGGCGAGCGGGTGCTGACCGCCAACGACAACGCCCGCATGGAGAACACCATGCAGCGGCTGGTGGCGGCCCACGAGGGCGCCTCCAGTTCCGGCGTGCGAGCGCGAGAGAACGCGCCGTCGGTCACGCACGTCTGGAACATCTCCACGCCGAATGCAGACAGCTTCAGAGCGTCGCAGGGCAGCCTGATGGCTAAGGCGAACGCTGCCGCGACGCGACACACGCAGCGAGGTGGATGATGGCGACCCCGTTCGCCGAGGTGCAGTTCCCGGTCAACATCAGCTACGGCGCCGTCGGCGGCCCGGGCTTTCACACCACGATCCTGACGCTGGCTTCGGGCTTCGAGCGGCGCAACATCGACTGGAGCCTGGCGCGCGGCACCTGGGACCTGTCGCAGGGGCTGAAAACCCAGCAGGAGCTGGATCAGCTGCTTGATTTTTTCTACGCCCGCTTTGGCCGGGCGATCGGCTTCCGCTTCAAGGACTGGTCGGATTACCGCTCCAGCCTGCCCGGCGAAAACCTGCAGACGCTGGGCGTCACCGGCGGCGGCGTCACCGAGTTCCAGATCACCAAGACCTACGGCGACGCCGGCGGCTCGTACGTGCGGCCAATCCTGAAGCCGGTGGCGGGCACGTTCATGCTGTACGTCAACAACGAGCCGAGCGCGGACTTCACTATCGACACCACGACCGGCCTGGTGACGCCGGGCTCCGATCTGACCTCCGATGGCGGTCTCACGCTGACCTATTACTGCGAGTTCGACGTGCCGGTGCGCTTCGATACTGATCAGATGAAGACGAAGATCACCGACTACAACGTGTTCGACTGGGAGCAAATCACCATCATCGAGCTGCGGGCGGGTGACTGATCATGAAATCGATCAGCGGCGCCCTGCAGGCCCACCTGGCGCAGAGCGTGACGACGCTCTGCACGTGCTGGAAGATCACCCGCACCGACGGCCAGGTGTTCGCCTTCACCGACCACGACCAGCCGCTGACCATCGAGGGCGTCGTCTACAAGTCGCAGGACAGCTTCACCCGCACTTCGGTCTCGGTCGGCGAGGCGATGGCGGTCGACAACATGGAGGTCGTCGGCGTCCTCGATGACGACTCGATCAGCGAGCACGACCTCCGGCTCGGCCTGTTCAACTACGCCGCGGTGCAGGTGTTCCTGTGCAACTGGACCGACCTCAGCATGGGCACGCTGGCGCTGCGCGGGGGCTGGCTGGGCGAGATCACGGTGGCGCCGACCGGGGTCTACAAGACCGAGATCAGGAGCCTCACCCAGGCGCTGACCGCTTTCCTCGGCGACTCGTTCCTGCCGATCTGCCGCGCCGATCTCGGCGACGGCCGCTGCACGATTCCGATCCTGCCGGCGACGTGGACGCCCGGCGAGGCGGTCACTGTCGGCCAGTACGTCTCCGATCCGGCGCCGGCGGACGATGCGCATGCGCTGGCCAGCTACCAGTGCACGACGGCCGGTAACACCGGAGCAGAGCCGCCGGCGTTCAATCCAACGGTCGGTGCGACCACCACGGAGAGCACCGGCGTCGTCTGGACCTCGATGCAGCCGTTCCGCGGCATGGGCGTAGTCACCGCGGTGTCGTCGACCTCGCCGACCTCGAACTGCACGCTGACCGACGTCTCCTATGCGCCGGGTGGCGATGAGTTCACCGGGACGGTGTTCATCCAGAACAAGCAGGAGTGGATCAACTCCGGCATCGGTGTCACCATCACGGTCGACGGCACGGTCTACACCTTCTACAGCCCGCAGGCGTTCCAGCCCTGGGATTACGCCACCTGGCTGGCGGCGGCGATCAACGCCAGCAACGCCGCGGGCGGCATCCCGTGCACAGCCTCGGCCGGCAACACCGCGGCCGGCGTCATGTACACGATCATCAGCAAGGTCGACCCTTACCAGTCGGCCGACATGCAGCTGTTCACGGTTACGGGTAGCCACGGCGATCCGACCAGCAAATATCTGCAGATCGAGAATTTCGCCGGCGCCGGCACGCCGGGCGATCCGTATCTACAGGGCGGCATCGTCACCTGGCAGACCGGACAGAACGCCGGGCGCTCGATGGAGATCAAGTACTACGTCTACTCGACCGGCGAGCTGCAGCTGTTCCTCGGCATGCCGTATCCGATCGCCGTCGGCGACAAGCTGTACTGGTGCCCCGGTTGCGACAAGCGGCGGGAGACTTGCTTCTTCCGCTTCAACAACATGCTCAACTTCCGTGGCGAGCCGGATATGGCGGGGGAGGGCGCACTGCTGTCAGCGACATGACCAGAGAACAGGTGGTGGCGGAGGCCCGGCAGTGGGTCGGCGTGCCGTGGCTGCATCAGGGGCGGAGCCACGCCGGCGTCGATTGTGTCGGCTTGGTGGTGCTGGTGGCGGCATCGTTCGGCCTGGTGGCCGACGACCGCACCGACTATGCGCGCAACCCGAACTCGGCCGCGTTGCTGGCGCACCTGCGCCGGCAGTTGGTGCGGGTGGCGCCGACGGCTAACCACATCGGCGTGGTCGGCATCTTCCGGCAGTCGAACCGGGCCTGTCACGTCGGCATCATCAGCTGGCGCGACAACGCGCTGCACCTGGTGCACGCTGCGGCCGCGCGCAAGCGGGTGGAAGAGGCGCCGCTGGCCCAGCTCGGCTATTCGCTGATCGAAGCCGGGGCTTTCCCCGGCCTGCAGGACTGACGCCATGGCCCAGCTCGCCATCGGCATGGTGATGAGCGCCATCATGGTCGGCATCAGCTACTTGCTGGCGCCGAAGGGCAAGAAAAGCGTCGACCAGCTCGGCATGGACAGCCAGTGGGGCGCGCCGGTGCCGGTGCTGTACGGCAGCAAGCGCGTGCAGGGGCAGCTGATTTGGCTCGGCGACGTCTATGAGTCGAGCGGCGGCAAGGGCGGCCCCAGCCAGCCGCACGCCTACGTCAGCTATGCAGTTGCCTTCACTGCCGGGCAGTGCACGGCGCTGTCCCGCTACTGGCTGAACGGTGTGCTGACCTACGACGCCACCAGCCCGTGGAACGTGCAGAGCGGCACGCCGGGGGCCGAGTGGCGCCTGTACTGGGGCACCGAAGACCAGCTGCCGGATCCGTACGTTGCCGACTGGGTGGCCGAGCACGTGCCGGACGCGCCGGATGCGGTGCCGGCGTTCCGCGGCATGAACTACATCCTGTTCGAGAACCTCGACATGGTGAAGTTCGGCGGCATGCTGCCGATGGCCTCGGCGCAGCTGACGGTGGATGCCGCGCCGAACGTGCCGGAGATCGAGTTTTCCTCGGTTGGCCTGCCGGCTTCCGAGTCGTGGAATACCGATGTCTGCGTCGACTGGGTGCGACGGATTGCCTATGTCGGCAATAACCTTGGCGTCGGCGTCTACCAGCTGCTGACGATGGCGCAGATCGGCACCATCCTCCCGGCGCCGGAGGAGCTCGCGGTCTGGTCAGGCGGCTTCTGGGTCGGTGGTTTGGCCGCCAACGTTACGTGCGTGCCTGGCCAAGATTTCTATTCGGCGGTCAGCGGGGTGCTATTCCGCTACAGCGCCGACAGTTACACTTATGTGGGCAGCGCCGAAACCTACACTGTTTGGTGGCAGTCTATTACTTATGCCATTCAGGGCATTGCCGTCGGTCCCGGCAGCTGGGTGATCTGTTCTGGTTTCGGGTACTGTTCGCTGATGAACGTGACGGAATGGACGCCGGTGCTCGTCGAGCAGGTGCCCATGGAGTACGGCGGCATCTGGGGTCAGATTAGCTTCGTGCCCGGAATTCAGTATGTCGATCCTGCCGGCATGTTCGAGTACTCGGACGTTTACGTGTTTAACTGGAGCAACCCAGGCAGCACCGACATCGTGGTCTACCGGATACGTCTCTACCCGTTGTCAGTGCAGAGCGTCGAGATCATCAAACGGTTCCAGGCCACTGACTTCAATCCAAGTGCGGAGGAGTGGGACGGCAGCGACTTCAATTCGCCGGGCAGCATCACCGGCAGCTGGGATCAGACCGACAACACCCTGATCCTGGCGGTGCACAACAACATCGACAGCTGGGGCGCCACCATCAAGTGGGATCCGGATAGCGACACGGTGGTGTGGCAGGTCGCCAATCAGGAGATGCCGCTCAACCCGCAGAGCAATCTTTCCTTCGGCACGCTGGGTTTCGGCATCTGGCCCGAGAGCAGCTACCAGCTGGTCGACACCCGGTCCGGTGACACGATCAACGTGCAGCAGGTGACCACCAACGGCGGCCTCTCTGTTAACACCGGCGGCGGCATCTACGACTCGACCACGACGAGCGTGGTGTTCGCGAGTTCGACGCCGACGGAATTGTGGGTCGCCTATCTGGCGCTGGGGGCACCGGCCGGGGTGCCGCTCGGCACCATCGTGTCGGACCTG